TAAGTAGTACGGAACCTACCATACCCATTGTTACTGCTAAAGCGGTATAACCTGCAGCAGCCATACCTGTTAATCCTTTCGTAGCTATTACTCCCCCAGGGCCTAGTATCATTGCTGCCCCTACCATAAGAACAAATCCTACTATTACTTTTAATAACTTATTTCCAGAACCTGCAGGAACTGGAGAAATAATTAAATCGTCTTCGCCTAAATCCATCTGTAAGTTATCATAGTCAAGAAGCTCTTTACCTCTTTGAACTGTAAATTTTATTCCCTTCTCAGTACAGTCTAGTAAGTATTGTTTCAACTTTCCTTCTCTTTGGCAGTCAATACCGTGCATACATTCTGCTACAGTTGCTGCATTAAGATTCCAGACGTCTCCGAAGAGTTCTCCCATTTTTCCTTGTAAGTATATTGTTCTTGTCATATTGGTTTTACTATTATATATTCCTTTTGTGGATATCCTATTATTAAGTAAGGTATATTCACCGCGTTACAATTATTCACATCATAGATGCTTGCTTTTAAATTTTTCTGACTGTAATGACTATGCACTACATATAATATTTTTGAAGTAAGTTGATATTGAACGAAAATCTTTGCGTCAATTTCAAAGTCATTTTTATCTTCGGAAATATTTTCACACAAAATCCATTTTTCTGTGTCATTTTGTCGGACTACAAGTCCGCACATTTCCCCGGGAGCAGACTCTTCAGCCGCTTTATACATCTCATCTAAAAATCTCATTAAGAGAATTTCTGTGAGCCTGGAAATCCTCCAAAGGGTAATACTACCTCTGTGTTAGGCTTGCTCTTACCAGTACTAGTAGCAGTCCCTACAGATACAGGATCGAACCCGAATCTCATTTTACATGCTGTCATTGTTTTTGAACAAATATCTCCAGTTTCCCAGTAGTCGCCTAATTCTGGTGTCTGTCCCACAGATGTTTTCTTAGCTTTCCATAGTTTTGTTAAACCACCTGAAGTATGTTTAACAAAGTCATTGTACCTATCATCTGTGTAAGCATAGTAAGTTGTTGAAGCACTATATGTATCCCAAATTCTTACTCTGTTTACAAGAACATTATTATCATTCAAAGTTCCTGGGCTACTTGAACTTTTTGCAGCTTGCCAGTAATTTGGTACAGTGTTTCCATCTACAGAAGTATCTATACTTCCATCTTTACTTAGTCTTCGTACTACTGCACCTAAAGTAGTATTTGTAGTATAGTAGCCATTTGCTGAAATACTAGATACAGTACTAGAGAATGTTACAGCTCCAGTTTCTCCTGTTGCTGGAACTACGTATTCGTCATCTAGGTTTACGAGTGCTACGTATTCGGTTCCACCATTCATTGCTAAATTATAAGAAGCTTTATATTTGCTTTCTCTATTCCAAGTGCAGCCACCTACTTTTTCATACTCATTTAATGTATAATCTGCACCTTGATAAGTCCAGGGGCAAGCATTTGCAATCACTTGTCTTTTTGGTATTTTAATTCCTTGTAAGTCGTAAGGTGTAGCACATTCAAAAGTAATTGCAGTTTTACTATTACTAGCTATTCTGTCTAAAAGAAATATTTGTTTAGGGAACTGTATTGCAGGATTTGAACTATTGCCTGTACCATCATCTAAATACTTTTTAAGTGTTGTTCTTCTAGTTATTCTACTTCCTAGTATAGAATCGAAGTCTCCTGTAGCGTTTTTTAGTACATTATTAATATTTGCAAAGCTAATGGAAGGTCTTGCACTCGTGCCTTTAGGGTCGGATTTGAATCCTTTTGCTTGCATAGGTAAAGCTACATAAGAACGCACTGTCCCTCCATCATCTCTAAATTTAATTGTAGATAAGTTTTCCTCTACTCCAGAATGAAAGTATAAAGTTGTGGCATCAAGTTGCAGTTCAAATAATTCAATAAAGTCTGAACCTGGGTCTTGCTGTTGTAAATCTTTAACAATAAGGTCTGTCATGCTTCATATACTCTTCTAAAATTTCCTGTTGCACTATAAAAATCATCATAGGCATATGTTTTTGTCCATTTATCACAGACAACTTTATAAGTTGTTTCGGAACCTCCAACATTACTATCAGATACTACATAATTAAATGCAGTTACTCCTTTTCTACTTACAAAGAAAGCAATTATATCATCTATCTCTGCTTTTGGTCTTGTTTTAAAACTTAACGAAAAAGTCTGCTCTAAAGAATTTATTCCATTTGCTATTCTTTGCTCATATCCGTCGCCAAAAGATGCCATAAGAACTCTTGGAGTTTCAGTTGAAGTTAAACCTTTATCTGGAACTACTTGTCTATTTCCGTGGTCTGATGTTGTGCTAAATCCTATTGCCATAAGTATTAAATTGGGCTAAGTAAGCCGCCTGGTCGTTGTTGTTCTGATATTTCTCTAGTTACTGCCATTTGAATTGCTTCGCCTAATGCTGTGGATTCTTCTGCTGAAGTTTCTACATCTCCTTCATTATTCACAGTAACATTTATAACTGAATTTACTGGTCCTTGTCCTTTTCCTGTAAGTTGTACAGGTATTTTATCCCCATCTGGTAGTGGTACAATTGCTTCTCTTCCATGCATAAGTACATTATAACCTGAGTCAGGTCCGTTTGCTATTCCACCACTTGCATATCCTTTCTTTCCAAAAGTTCCACCGTATCTACCTGTTGGTCCTACACCGGGAGGTAGTTCAAATTCTGTTCTACCTGTAGCACTTATATCTCCTTGATAATTTGTTGATTGCCCTTCCGCACCAGATCCTCCTGGAGCAAATAATCCTGACATCATTCCAATAATCTGACTTGCCATACGTACTGCAAGTATTCTTTGCATTTCTTGAATTACTACTACAGCTAATTGTTTGAAAGCATCTTTAGCTGAAGCTGTTCCATCTATTATACTTTTAAACATATTATCTAATCCATCTTGGAAAGTATCGTTTAACTGTCCTACTACTGTATTTGACCTTTCGTATTCTTTCATTTGTTTTTGTATTATTGATAATTTTAATTCTTCTTGTTTAATTAATACATCATTTGCAGCTGTTTTAGTCACGTCTAATCCTTTTCCTGCTTCTCGTAACTCTAATAGTTTGATTGCTATGCCTTCTTGTTGTAGTCCAAAATCTCTCATCTTTTGTTCTTGTTTTAGCTGGTTAGTAAACTCATCTTTTTTAGAGCCAAAACTTGCTCCTGATAGTTGATTTTGTAGTTTATCTGTTGAAAGCTTTCTAGTTCTATCTATCAGACTTCGTGTTTCTAAAGTTTTAGTTTGTATTACTGCTAGTATATCTGATATTGAGCTTCCTGCTATAGTGCCTTCAGATACTCCTAATATTTTTGCAAGTTCTGCTGTCTGTGTTGTTGTTAAAGTTGCTGATGCATCTGTTAAACTAGCATATTGCATTTGTATTTTTGTTAAGTCCGCTAACTCTTTATCAAAGAAACCACTAGCTAATCCTTTTGCTGCTTCTGCTCTTCTTGCTAAAGAGCTCTCTGATACTTGTTTCATTTCATTTAAAGTGTTTCCTGCATTGCCTGTTTCCGTTGTGAAGTCCATTAGAGCTTTAATATCAAGGTTTAATATGTCTCCAAACTGTTCTAATCCTGGTACTACTTTTTTCAATTGTGTAAATAAACTTCTTACTTTTGCTTCTTGTTCTTCTAGTTTTTCTGTACTATATAAAGCTCCTCCACCTGCCTCTTCGGATTTTGTTGCAGTTTGCATACTTCTTAATCTTGTAATCTCTCCTGCTATACCTGAAGTACTTAATGCATTTGCTTGAAACTCTAAACCTTTTAAATATGACTTTGGTTTATCTTTTGAAGCATCTATTATGGCGTTTATAGCTGTAAGTTTTTCCTGTGTGGCATCTAAAGAATTATTCATTGTCTCATTTGCACTTGCTCCTTCTCTACGGCCTTTAGCAAATTCACCAATTCCTTTTTCTTCTACAAAAGACTTGCCCATTTCTTTAAATTTTTCAGTAAATTTTCCAGCTTCCGGTAACCCATTTTTAGCTATTTCTGCAAGTTTTCCCATAGGACCAGGTAGGCTTGATAGTACGTTTAATAGTTTCTCCACCATAAATATAACGCCATCAATAAGTTTTCCAATCATTGTCATACTACCAATAATTATCTTATCAATATTATTTACCATACCCATAATTACTTGAAAAACCATGATAATAATACCAATAGTACCAGCCTTACCCATAACTTTACCAGCAAAAGCTCCAAATCTTGCAGTAGCTTTTCCCATACCTGCCATTGTTGCTTGCCACCCTGCTTTTATACCTGCTGCAGCTACCTTAAATCCTAGTTGTACTTTTTTAACTACTGCCTTAGTTGATTGACTCCAAGTTTTAGTTTTCATATTCATTTGTGTGAAACTTTTCTTCATGCTTCTTACAACTTGTATATCTTTTCCTTTAAATATACCAGATACAATTTTACCGTGTTTTTTATATTGCATTTCTGCAGAGTCCAATGCTTTTTTCAGATTATGTTTATCTGGTCCAACCATAGTGCCTCTTTGCGCTCTTTTTAATACAGGAGAATCTGTTTTGCCCAATGTTTGTGCGCTTCTACTTAAATCTTCTTTACCTTGGGCTCTACCTGTTTCTACATCCATAGAAGCTTTTTTCTGTTCTGCACTATACTCTTGCATATCCGCAACAGCTTTATCATAAGCAGCGGTATGCTTACCTGACCACTCATCTATATTAGTAATCATTTCTTCAGTACTAGGCACAACTTGGCTTATTATAGCAGACGCAAATAACCCTAAAGCAGCTACTGCAGCTAAAACATTAGTTCCTAGAATATTGGCAAAGAAATTTGCGATAGGTGTGAGAAATTGTTGAAATGCCATAGTTAAATCTGTCATAACTGTTCCGAGTTTATTGAAAGCATTTACAGGTACTCTACCTGCAACAGCTCCAAAGTTTTCATCGGCTTGTCTTAAAGTTTCATTTAAAACAGCTTGTGACCTTTCATAGGTTGTTAACTCATCTCTGTTTTTACCGATTGCATCAGCATACTTTTGCGTAGCAGTTTCAAGTCTTAAAGTAATACCTAGTTCATCTAAAAGTTCTGGTTCTGCTTTTGTTGTACCTTGTACAATACGATTAAAAGTATCTTCGTAACTTCTACCTAAAGATTGTGCTGCTGCTGTTGAAGCACGAGCCACTTGGTCTATTTGGTCTGTTGTAAAGCCTTTCGCAATCATAATAGCTGCAGAAGCACCAGCTGTTTGTAAGTCTAGCTGACCTTGTGAAGCTGCTTGTAATGATTTAGAGACTGAACCCATCATAACACCAGTAGAA